CGTGGCTCCCGGCGCCGGGTTCCAACCGCTGCAAGCCAAACCTTCGGAGGCTGAGGGCAAAGAGAACATTTCGATCAACCAGCAAAAAGCAATTGTCAACAGCGCCATTAAGTACCTTGACAAAACCCCTAGCGCATTTGGTTTTAATCGTGGCTTGCAAGGCGAATTGATTGGTACATCAATGGACACGCCTAAAGAAATTGAAGCCCGTGCTTATGTGTACAACGTGGTGTCGGGTGTGATTAAAGAACGCGCCGGTACTGCCCAGTCCGCTGGCGAAAAAGAAACGCTCAACCGATTCTTGCCAAGCGAATACGACAACGCTGCGGAGATTACCGCCAAATTCAATGCGTTCAATCAGTATCTGGACGACAAACAATCGGGCACCACTAAGAAACCTGGCGGCACTTCTCCAAAACTTCCCGGTGTCGATACAAATAACCCTCTGTTGAAGTAAGGGGTCAGAATGGCTGATCTTTCCACGATTCTGAAAGACCCCAACTTTGTCAACGCTAACCCTGCCACACAGCAGGCGATTTTTGACAAGTGGGCACCGCAAGATCCAAACTTTGCCAACGCAAATGCGGAAACGCAAACGGCAATTCGTCAAAAGTTTGGTATTCCCGCAATCACCGCAGATACCGGTGGTGCGCCTAAAACCGCACCCGCAGCTCCGCAGCAAGGCTTTTTTGGCAAAGTTGGTTCTGGTTTGGCATCGCTGGCCGACACGACTGTTGGTAGTGTTATTCCGGCTGCAATCCAGCAAGTGGCGTATCCAATTGCGCGGCCAGTTATTTCACTGACACACAAAATAATTGGAGATCCTTTACCGCAAAATGATCAAGCTGCAAAACTTCAAGCGGTCACTGACAAATTTGTTTCATACGTTGACAAACCCTTCGGTAAATTTTTTGGTGTAACCAACACACCTGCATATCAGCAAGAAGGCAGTCGGCAACTGATGGAGTTTGTTGGGGCTAACATTGCCAAGGGCACTGAGTGGATTGCCAAGCAAACCGGTCTACCCGTTGAAGATGTGAACAATATGGTGGGTTCACTGACGCTGGCCGCACCTACAGCCATTAAATCGGCAGCGCCGACCGTAAAAAATGCATTGACCACTACGGTTGACACCGTTGCGCCTGTTGCAAAAAATGCACTGGTCGCTGTTAAAGAAACACCGGTTGTTCAAGCTGTCGCAAAACCGTTGGCCGAGCGTGCCGAACGTAAAGCACAAGAAGCATCTGCCAAAGACTGGCAACGCGCTCCCCAGATCGAGGCGGCTCAGGCTGCACAACGACTGGGTGTGGCGGTCAACCCGGCTGAGGCTAACCCAAATGTCAAGACCAAACTGTTGGTGAATGCCACAGGTGATGCGCTGGTCAACGCCAAAGCAGCCAAGGCCAACGCTCCCAAGTGGAACGATCTGGCCCGCAAAGATCTGGGCTTGCCGGAAAACACCCCGCTAACGCCAGAAGCGTTTGAGAAGGCCCGCAGCGCCCACTCGGCACCCTACGATGCCATTAAGAACCTCGGCACGATGCAGGCGTCAGACGATGTGCTGGGTCAACTCAACGGGTTGAAACTTGATCCGTTGTCCACCAGCAGCCCTGAAAAAGCCGCCAAGGTCAACGCCGTTGTGGATCGCGTGGCAAGCCAAGTTCAAACCGGTCTGTCCGGCGAGAATGTTGTCGGTCAGATTCGCGGTTTCCGCAGGGACGCTAACCAGGTTCTCAAGAACCCCAACGCCAGCCCCATCGACATCAATGTCGCCGAAACCAACCTGAGCATTGCCAATGCTTTGGAAAACCTGATTGAAGGCAACATCAGGGATCCCAAGGCGCTGAGTGATTTCCGCAAAGCCCGCACAGCCATTGCCAAAACCTACGACTGGGAAAGCGCCACGGGTGTCACGACCAAGCAGGTCGATCCGTTGCAGATCGCCAAGCTGGCCGAAAAGGGCAAGCCCTTGACAGGCGTGCTGGCCGATGTCGCCAATGTGGCCGGCAACTTCCCTGACATTGCCAACTTGAACCTGCCCACAGAGCCGCTGATGTACCAGCGTCTGCGCCGTGGTGGTTTCGGTGGCACTGCGGGTTTTGTGCTTGGTGGTAACCCTTTTAGCGCGGCTGTCGGTGCTGGCCTGACCAGCCTGGGCAGCGAGGCCACGGCCAACATGCTGACCCGACCCGGTATGCAAAATCGCTTGGCCATCCCAGCCGACCGCCGCATCCCGCTGCCTACAACCCCTGTCGAGCCAATGGCACCGATCCCCCAGAATCGTGCTGTCGTGCCCTACGACTATTCGCAGCAGTCGTTTGTGCCCCCAAACTTCACAATGGTGCCCGAGCAGTACGGCCCCCGAGTCGGCCCTGCCCCATCACCCATTCAGATTCAGCGTGGCCTGCCAGCGCCCAGCGCCGAAGGCACCATGAACGCCCTGCGTGCCGAGGATGTGCGCCGTGCCGGTGTGTCTCGCGCCGTGGGTCAGCAAGCCGAGCAACAAGCTGCTGCTGCCGAAGCTGCTGCCCGTCAACCCGCCCGTGGCGGCGCTGTGCTTGACATTGACCCGGTCACCGGCAAGATGGTTGTCGGCGCTGAGGGCACTCGCGGCATGACGCCTAATGTCCAGATCATTGAAAGCACCGGCAAGAGCTTGTCGGGCGCTGCGGACATCTTGTCGTCCGGCAAGTCGCCTGCCCTGATGACACCCGAGCAGCGCATCGCATGGGAAAAGACCAAGGTCGATTTGGCCAATGTAGTGCCCGGCATGAAGGCGTTGAACGACAAAGCCATTGCCGCCAAGATGCAAGACCGCGCTTGGGTGCAAGACGCCATTGTTAAAGCCCAAGATCAAGCCAAGGCTTTCCAAGACATCGCCGCCCGTGCCAACACCGAGCAAATGCGCCAAGATGCCCTGATGAAGCGTGAGCAGATGATGGATCTGTTGGGCACGCTCGAGGAGCAATACCGTCAAGCCCGTCCGGTCAAGACCGGTGGCCAAGGCCCCAAGACCCGTGCCCACCAGCGCAACATGCTGCGTCCAGGGGATGATGACATTCAAAACGCATTGGTGAAGTAATGACCGATATTGATCCCGTCAAATACGGCGTCCTCTGGCAGAAGGTGCAAGACTACGAGCGCCGGTTTGACGACATGGACAAGAAGATGGACAAGATGGAGGCCAACGTCGAGAAGCTGGTTGCATTGGCCAACCAAGGCCGTGGCGGCTTCTGGGCTGGCATGGCCTTGGTGTCGGCGTTCTCCAGCGCAATTGGTTACCTTTCAAGCTGGTTTCATAAGTAATGGAGCCGATCACCACAGCCCTTGCTGCTTTTGCCGCAGTGCAGAAGGCTGTGTCGCTTATCAAAGAGGCGTCCCAGACCGCACAAGATGTCGCCAGTCTGGGGCCGCTGATCGGCAACTACTTTGACGCCAAGCACCAAGCCGTGAAGGCGGTGAAGGAAACCAAGAAGGCTGGCGGCTCCAACTTGGGCAAGGCCATTGAGATCGAACTGGCGCTCAAGGCGCAGGCTGATTTTGAGGAACAGCTCAAGGGTCTGTTTTTCCCCAACAACATGGATGTGTGGGAATCAATCCAAGAGCGCGTCCGGGCGATGGATCAGGAAGACAAGATCGCTATCCGCGCTGCCCGAGATCGAGCCAAGCGCCTGCAAGAAGAAAAGGACGAGATGATTGAGATCGTCGTTGTCGTCTTGGCCGTGGTGCTGTTGTTCGGCATGGTGGGCTTTGGCATGTACATGATTTATGACACCCGACAACCTGTTAGATGGAGCGCAAAGAAATGAATGACCTGATCAATTTACTCAAGGGCGCTGCGCCTGGGCTGGCGACCATCGTTGCTGGCCCACTGGGCGGCGCTGCCGTGTCGGCTATCGCCGCCAAATTCGGCGTGTCAGACAGCGTGGAAGCCGTGGCCAAGGCCATTGCCGGTGACCCTGACGCCGCTGCCAAGCTGGCCGAGATCGACCTCAAGAAGTTTGAGATGCACAACGCTAACACGGCCAGCGCCCGTGCTATGCAGGTCGCCGCCCTCCAGCAGGACGATGTGTTTTCCAAACGATTTTTGATGTACTTTGCCATCGGCTGGAGCATGTGCGCTGCGGTGTACATCGCTTGCATCACCTTTGCCACGATCCCTGCGGCCAACATTCGGTTCGCTGACACGATCCTTGGCTTTGTGCTGGGCACCATTGTCAGCACAATCCTGAACTTCTTCTTTGGCTCGGCGCACGGTTCGTCCGACAAGCAAGAAACCATCAAAGAAGTCCTTCACAACAAACTGGAGCATGACAAATGAAAGAAAACTTCCAACCATCGTTTGAGCATGTCCTGAAGTCTGAGGGCGGCTATGTCAACGACCCCCTCGACCGGGGCGGCGAAACCAACTTGGGCGTGACCAAAGCGGCTTGGGCGCAGTACATTGGCCGGCCAGTGCAGGACGGCGAGATGAAGGCGCTGACCGTGGATGTCGTCGCGCCGTTCTACAAGAAGGGCTACTGGGACAAGTGCCGCTGTGACGAGCTGCCCGGCGGTCTGGACTTTGCCGTGTTCGACTTTGCGGTCAACGCCGGGCCGGGTCGCGCTGCAAAGTTCTTGCAGCAGGCCGTGGGCGTGACGGCTGATGGCGCTATCGGCCCAGCCACGATGGCCGCTGTGGCCAAGGCAGACCCGGCGCAGGCGCTGGTTGCATTTGGCAACGCCAAAGAAGCGTTCTACAACGGCATCGTGGCGCGTGACCCGAGCCAAGCCCGATTCATCAAGGGCTGGATGAACCGGGTGGCCTCGGTCGAAAAGTTCGCCAGCGGGATGCTGGGCTAACGCTTCGCGGCCAGCGCCTGGTAGCGGGTAGCCGCAGCCCGCCACTGCTTGGAGGCTTCTTTGTTGCGCTGGGTGCTGGCGGTCTGCTTACGCAGAGCCGCCCTCAGAGCAAAGATTTCTTTTTGCATGGCCTTCTGGATCATGGCGTTGCTGGTGCCCTTGCTGTGATCCATCTTGGCAAGGTAGTCTTGCCAGCGCATCAGATCGTCACCCACTGGGTCTTGATCGGCTTGGTGTATGTGCCCCACTTCGCCCGGTCTTTGGGGTGCGGGCAGTCTGCTGGCACATGCACAGCGCACCAGACCTTCTCATACTGACCGCGCCTGGCTAGACGCCAGCGATCAACATAGGTGTCTGGCATCGCCCGCAGCGCCGTCCTGACATTGGCCGGGTGCATCGTCAACAGCTCTGCAATCTCCAGCGGCGTCATGCCAGACGGCTTGGCGCGGAGCAGCTCACGGATGCGCTTTTGCCGGATTGGACTCATGTGTTGCCCCTTGCTCGGATGGCGGCGGCACATTGTTTCATCGCACTCCTAAAGCCCAACCACCAATCATTTGTTTGAACTGCGCCACCAATACGACCTTCACACACCTTTGCACACGCTTCACGCTCGGCCTTAACTCCAGCGCGCCAGCCCTCCCATGCCCAGTAAGCAGGGGTGCTGTCAACAAACGGGTTGTCTTCAGTCAACAGGTCTTCGTTCCACCACTTGTTAAATTCATTCATGTGTTGCGCTCCCGCAGTTTGGCTTCGATGGCTCGGGCAAAGTCTTCCACCCAGCTACCAAACAAAATACGATACTCATCAGCAATCGGTTGAAGTTCGTTGTTTGTCAGCCCAACCCATGTGCGCTGTGCTGGCTCCATCACGCATTCAATGCAACTGCAATAACCTGTGCCGCAGTTTTGTGGGCGCTTTTGTGCTGGCGCACGATCAACGCCCCAGACCACCGAATCATCTTTGCTCATGTCTTAACCCTCCTCGCCTCGCGGCAAGCCTGCCGCATCTCGGGCGTGTAGTCTGGGTGGAATTCAGCAAGGCCACAATCAATCTTGCGATACTCTGGGGCAGAGTGAACGGCAATGTAGACTGCGCCCAGCCACGCCAAGGCCAGCACGATGTAGCTAATGACTTTCATTCCAGCCCCTTGATGTAGGCCGTCAAACGGCGAATCTGCGCCTCACGGAACACGCACATGGCGTTTGCATACTCCCTGTTTGTCTGCGCCTCCAGCAGGCTGCGCTTGGCTTCTTCCAGCTCACGCAGCGCCAGTGCTTCGGCGCTTGGCGTCTGCCACAGTTTTTTCAATTGATGGATCATTACAGTTACTCCGGTTGTTGATGTTGCACAGTGTATCACACATTTTTGGATATGCGATATTGTTTGACTGCATTTCGCAATCCGGCCTGAGTTGTTGCTTTTTCGTCAAGCGCCAAAGCCTGCGCCTGATCCAGCGTGTCGCGGCACATGATGCGGTGGCAGATCACCGGCACCCCTTGGCCTTGGCGGCGCACCCGTGCGTTGAACTGCTCGTACAAGTCGAGTGACCAGTTGAGGCCGTACCAAACCAGAATGTGGCCGTTCTTTTGCAGGCCGTCAATACCGTGACCCATTGACGCTGGGTGACCAATCATCAGTTGGCAGTCGCCCGTCTTCCAGCGGTGCATGGCGTTGGTCAGGGACGCCTCGCTCTTGCACTCGGTCAGGTTGATTGGGTCGAGGTGCTTAAACTTCTCCATGATCCTGGCAGCATCGGATCGGTAAGCATAGGCACACAGGATCGGTGAGCCGTTAGCCTCGTCGATGATGTCCTCGAGTGCCTCGAGCTTGAGGTCATGCACCGGCTCCCACAAGGGCATCCCGGCCACCGGGTACATGGCACCGTTGGAGAACTGGAGGCACTTGTTGGTCAGCGATGCCTGATTAAACGCCTCGACTTCTTTGCCGCTGTCCAGCACCAAGAAGAATTCTTTTTCCATCTTCTCGTATTTGACCCGCAGATCGTCGGGCATTTCGATCTCGATGTTGTTGACCATAAGGTCGGGCAGCGGGTTGTAATCCTCGGCGCTCATCTCCAGCGTGATGTCCCCGATCAACTTCTTGATGGTGTCCTCGGTGTCCTCGTATGGCACCTCTTTGTATGGCCCCACCTTGCGGTAGAACCGGGTCTTGAACTGGGTCTTGCTGGTGCCCAGGCGCTGACCCTTGTCCACCACAAGGAACTGGCCGTGCAGGTCTTTGTAGCCATTGCTGGCAGGGGTGCCGGTCAGCCCGGTTGTCCAGTCGAATTTGTCCAAGATCTTTTTGACAGCCTTGACCCGGTTGGTGGCCGAGTTTTTGCACTTGCTGATCTCGTCCCAGACCACGCCGTTGAACGGCATCGGCTTGTCCTTCTTGACAAAGTAAGTCTGAAGAGTCTCGGCCAGCCAGCCCAGGTTTTCGTAGTTGATCATGTAAATGTCAGCAGGGCGCAGCAAGGCGCGGGTGCGCTGATCCTTGGTGCCCGTGACCATGCTGAACCGCAGGTGCTTGGTGTGTTCCCACTTCGCAGCCTCTTGACGCCACACCAGCCGGATAACCCGGATCGGGGCCACAATGATCACGCCCTTGAGGAACTGGGTGCGGATTAGGTGAGCCAGGCTGGTCAGCGTGATCACGGTCTTACCCAACCCCATGTCGAGCCACAGCATCGAGTTGGGGTGGGTGCATTGGAAGTTGACGGCTTTTTGCTGGTAGCCGTGGAGCAGGTCGGGAGTCAGCATCCCATCACCATTAAATCAATCATTGCCTTACCCTCAATTACATTGTCAATTACAAAAACATTTACTTTTTGCTGTCGCAGCCTGGTGTGTTCTCGGTCTTGGGCGGGGGTTGGCTTTTGGCCCTCACGCTTGAATTCACAAAACCACACACGGCCATCTGGTGCGATGAACAGACGGTCAGGCACAGCAGCCCGTGCGGGGCTGGTGAACTTGTACGCAAGCACACCCTTGCCACGGGCGTACTCACAGACTCGGGTTTCAATTTCCTTTTCCAACACCGTTGCACTCCTTGTCAGCCCTGCGGTTTTCCAACTCGATCAGCAGCTCGATGTAATGCTTGGCCTTCTCGAGGTCGGCCATGCCGTTCTTTTTGCGCCACCGGCTGATGTATTTGACGACATTGCCTTCCATGTACCCCATCGCGTTTGCATGGATGTACTCAGCCGGTTGAATCGGCAAGTCTTTGTAATGGTTTCCGTCAACCTGTTTGTTCAATGCGTTCATGCCAACCCCAGACATAATTTCTCCACTTCTTGGATGTAATAGTTGAAATCCACAGGCAGCTTGCCTGCGTCCTTAATGTCATTGCATGGCTGGACACCCCAGCCACTCTCAATGGCAAACCTGCGCCACTGCTCTGGCTTCTTCGCCAGCGGTGGCATGTACTTGAACAGATGCCCACCACCCTCGGCAACATAGTAGCGAGTGGTGTTCTGGAGCTGAGTAATCACACCGTCCCGCTCAATCACCAGGTGACTGGAGCGCGGCACCTTGGCGCGCAGCATGAAGTCCATGATGTCGGGCCACTGCTCGACAGTCTCGCGGATCGGTGCGCTGTCAATCAAAACCTTCTCGGCGACCTTGGCAATCACCAGTCCACCAGCGTTCTGGTGCCAGTCCATGTCGTACTCATACGCACCCTTGCGCTTGACCTTGCCACTCTCGTACCGGGCGATGTAGTTGTTCACATCCCTGATGAACATGTGCGAATAGATCGCTTCCTCCAGTTGCAGCTTGGTGCGCGACTCCCAAGCAGCGCGGGCCACATCCACCAGCCACTTGTTGGCGCGGGGCACACGCACGGTCATGCCGTCAGTGTTCACCTGGATGATCTTCAACCCGTCGATGTGCATCAGCCCTTCGGCCAACACACACAGCAGCAACTGCCCGTTGAGCGTGATGCTCATGGTGAACAGCGGGTCGTAGAACACGCTGAACCGGTTGTTGCTGTCACCGTACACGCCGTTGAGCGCCAGCTTCAGCATGGCGTTTTCTGCGCTGTTCTTGGGGTAGGTCTTGCGCTGCTCGTACAGATTCTTGTAGATGCCGCAAAACGACTCGCCTAGATGGGCTGGGTAAAAGCCGTTACTGATAGCCAGGTTAGGGTAGTAAGAACTGACATCCAGATCAACAATGACATGGTCGGCGTCAGATTCAATAACCTGCGACTCCACCGATCCATGAATACCACCAAGACCAAACACAAAATCAAACCCATTAACCCGAGCGATGGCATCATCAAACACCCCCTTGGTTTCGGTAATGACCTGAGTCTTGAACCAGCCCAGCATCCGGTTGAACTCGGAATGCTCAAAGGTGATCCACGGCAGGATGGCATCACGCAGCGCGATGGTGGGGCGCAGCGTCTGACGGGGTGTGCGGCCCTTGGGGCCAAAGTCGTACAGTGTGACCCCGGCCTCCTCGAGCTTCATGGCAAAAAACTCTTTGCCAATCTTGGTGTCGTTGAAGTTAAGCCAGTCCTTGCCGGGGTACAACGTGCATAGTTTTTCGCGAAAATTGATCATGTCGGTCGTGACATGCATAAATTTCTTCGTTTCTTGAACATCATGCGCGTTGTAGCGCTTGAGCATTGCGGTCTGCTCAGGGTTAAGCACGGTGCCCACCGGGAACGGCAAATCCTCGATGTTGTCCGAGCGCATGTTGAACTCGAGCGCCTTGAGGCTGGTGGCGCGGGCCTTGTTGTCAAAGTGATGAATCTTGAACAGGTCAATCTGCTCAACGAGCCGGTCGGACGGGTTGACATTGTGCATCCACCTGCTCTCGTCGTCCTGCGAATGGATGATGGCCATCGCCTTGTCGTACAGGGTGCGGGCATCGGACTTGCCCATGCGGATCAGCGTATGCAGGACGGGGTAGTCGAACCCCAGGTTGTTGAACCCGACCATGCGGGCGTTCGTATCCTTGAGATACTGTAAAAATTCAACGATCTCTTTGGAGTCGTTGCGCCAGTCGCTGATTTCAAAAGACCAGCGTATCGGCGCTTCTGAATGCTCCACCGCCAGCGTGAAAACGTTGGGGTAGGTTTCGATGTCAAAGACATAGTCGTTACTCATTACGATTACTCAAAGGTGGGGGCCTCGATTTGGTTTCGTCTAGGTAGGGGAGAAAGCCAGAAAATCCCTACAGAAACATCCTCGACTGCTGGCTTGACAGCCCCCGATTCAATTACTGACCGCCCAAGAAGGATGGCAGGCCAGCAAACGGTGCAGCAGGCATCGCAGGCGCAGCAGCAAAGCCGGGGGCAGCGGTGGCCACAGCGCCGAACAGGCTGGACGCATCGACCGAGCCTTCGCCAAACGGTGTGTCATCGCCGGCAAACTGGACAGCGATCAGGTCGCAGCGGATGCCACGGCCATGCTTGTTGTCTTGCAGCCAAGGCTTGACAGCAGCGTTGACCCGGCAACCACCGTACATCTTGCGGGCCAACTGTTGGTAGGCCATTGTGTTGGCCGGGTCAACAGGTGAGCCATCGGCTTGGATCATCTGCGGGGCAGAATCACGGCCAGCGGTGATGAACACAGCGCCAGCATCGGCGTAGCCATCGTAGGGCTTAAAGGTTTTTTTGTTGACCTTCTCGGTGCCCACACCGTAGCAGCGCGTCTTGCGGTCGTTCTGGATCATGCCCATGACGGTCTGGGCGTGTTCTTTCCACTTCTCCATTGCCATCGCACCGTAACGTGCCATGAACTGCTGGAACCCGGCGTGATCTTGGGGCATGATGAACTCGGCGTTGTAACTGATGCGCTGGGCACCGGTGGCCTCGTTCACCTGCTTCTGGGGTTCAGCAAGGTGGGGGAAAGACAAACGGACATTGGACAGAAAAATGATGTCGGACATAACGATTACTCCATTGATTTACGAAAGCCAAGCAGGCAGCTCGGCGGGGGTTTCAACTGCACTGAACATCGGTGCAGCGTTCTTGATGACCGCAGGACGGCCATCAGACTCGGGGGCCACAGTCAGCTTGCCGGCCAACTTGGACACATACTCTTGATCCATGCGATCCAACTGGCGCTTGGTCAAAGTAACCTTCGTGCCATCGCGCTTTTCCCAAGTCAGCTTTTCAGCCTTCGCGGGGGACACGAGTTTGGTTTCATAGATTGCGGTTTTGGGGATGCCCATCTTAACGAGCTTCTCGGCCATCTCTTCTTCGGGCAGCGCCCAAGCACGGGAGCCACGGCCATGCACCAGCTTGAGGCCGGGAATGGTGCCACCAGCCTCCAAGCGGCGCAGGGCTTCCTTCTCCACACCTTCGAGGAGCTGGCGCATCAGGGGAGCGGCTTCCATGATCTGAGCGATCTGGGCGTCATCCATCGTGGATGGATCTTTGTCAGCGCTTTGCTGCGCGACATCGAGTGTTTGCGTTACAACAGGCTGGAACATGATCCCGACCTCCTTCATTACATTGTTTGCCAGTGCAGAGCATGACCCCTTGGCACGGCAGAATTTACATTGACCTTCACCCGGTACAAGCGGTGCATCTGGTTTGTCAGTTGCGGCAGCTTGCGAGATGATTGTACCCATGTTCGCCATCAAGTCATGCACCGACACATCATGCGATGTGATGGCAGGCATGCCGCGCAGGGCCAGCCTGGGCTGGATGATCGTCATGCGGATTGTGCTGAAGGGATAGGCACCGTTAACGGGCAGCTTGTAGCCTGCCAGCACACCGTAAGCGTACTGTTCAAGCTGCAAGTTGCCTTCAGCGCTAACGACACCCATACCGTCTTTGTAGTCGATCAACTCAAGCACATCACCAATGATTTGGCAGTCCACAGTACCCGACAGGTCTTTACGACCCAGCAGGTGCTCGGGGTCCACACGTTGCTCGGAGATGACCTTGAACATGCCATTCGTAGACCGTTCGCGGATGTAATCAATGGCGGTCTTTACCCGTGCTGCGCGGTCAGCGTCAACAACAAACGTACCCTCATGATCGGTAAAGGTTTCCCCCACCTGCTCCATTGGGTCAGACAAGAGATTGTTGATGCAGTGCTCAAGCAGCGTGTGGCTGTGGGTGCCATCGGCAGCAGCGGGGCCGCTGTCTTGCTCAGGGTACTTGGCCTCCTCTCGAATGCTGCCAGGGCACAAGGCCCAGCGGCTGCGCTTCGAGGGGGACAGCATGGCGTGGGTGCTCACTTGCCCACCCCGGCACGGAAATCAATATCGGAGATGATTGACTGTGGTTTGAAAATTACACGGTAGTGGTATGCACTGGCTTTGCTGGCCTCAAGTTGCTCAACAAAGTAGGTCACGTTGTCGGACAGACCGAGAAAGTGCTTTTTG